TCATTACAAATAGTATTCACTATAGTAGTGAATCCACTACCAGATGGATTTCCATGTGTAGCATAAATAATACCATCAGGTGTAACAATGTTCTTATTAATAAAATCATTGCACAGCACCCAGAGTAGATCACGTTGCCAGTTCGCCAAGTTGGAGAAACACACCTCAATAACTTTAAAGGCATCCCTTATAAGCCATGATGGTATACTAGTGTCATACGCAGAATAATCAAGGGATATCCAGCGCCTATAGTTATACCTCCAATTAAGGATGTATTTACTAAGATCGGCATCTGAAAAACCGGGTCCAGAATATAAATAACTGCCATACCAAGTTAGTATAGGCTTAGCAAATATACGTTCGCTAAGTACAACCCAGAAATCCATCATTGAAACTGCTCTCGTTTTGTGCTTAAACGTCCCAGTTCGATGACCATTTTCATCGTACTCACCTGAGGCTTGAGTACGATAGCTTAAGAGGATAGGTCTATTAAAAGATTTCTCCTCTAAAGCACGCTCCAGCATTCTCCGCCACGTCGTCCATAGAGTTTCTTTCGGAATATCACATTTCTTAGATCCATCTTGGAATAAACCCTCGAAACCGCTAGATGTGTCCCAATCCGAAATGGCATCTAGAATATCGTAAGTATCTCGATATTCAAGAGGCCTGAGATGAAACTGTTTATACCGTTTCATTACTCTAGCTAAAGCTGCTTGGTAATTCCTATTCCACTGGAATGATGGAGCCTCACTACCAAGAAACTTTTCGTATGACTCTTTCAGTTCAGAAAATTGCTTTCCTGATCTACAGAACTTCATACCATTGTCATTCACTAAGCTATTTAAATAATTTCGCTCTTCCTGAATGAATTCAGGGTCCTTTGAATAACGTAGAAGGACGTCCACAACGCGATCATCAAAGATTATACGATCATCACTAGAAGAAAGTCTCTTCCTATAAGAAGAAAGAGCTTTTCTTGACTGTGAGTCGCAGCATAATTTTTGAAGATCAGACTCTTTTGCCTCTCTCATCTTAGAGACCTCCTTAATACTTACTAGCTGTCTTCAGATGTGTACATCTTTGACGCTGTGTCGATGTTAAAGCCATCACGCTGTGTTAAAATTAACTCTCCGTTTTGGCAAAGCCTAATTACGTGAAGATGCCAGAATCACTGACACAATCAACCTTACAGGTGGAGAAAACCTGTT